AAATCTTCCTTAACATTTTCAATCTCATCTTGACCAGCATCTGTAAGACCATCCTGTGCTGACTGTTCTACGTCATATAATCTCATCTTAGAACGATCAAGACCAACTACAAATCTCTTATTCATTGTAGGATCATTGTACCTATTCTTCAACTGCTTAACCATGATCTGATTCATTGCTTCCAACTCCTCAGTAGATATGAGAGCGAACATAAGGTCAGCAGTAGCAGGGAGTCCGAAAGATTCTGACGTGTCAGTAAGGTCAACGTCGCTAGAAGCGAAACCAGAACGAGTAGTTTGAGTAGCACTAACAATCGGGACGTTTGCTTCCACAGCCAATCCACGAAGTTCCTCCGCAATCGCTTTGATGTATGAGTAAGAGTTGACATTGCCTACCTTAGAATAACGACTAGATGCACATATGTTTAAGTAATCTATGAATATAATATCAGGTCTAAAATCTTTCTTCAGTGCTAACTCATTGATCAATGATCTAAAGTGTCCAGAATGTGCAGACGCAGTAGGATATTCTTTAATAATTAACTTACCCTGTGTCTTCTGAGCAAGCTTCGTTACCTTAGATTCAAACATCATCTTAGGTAACTGGTGAAGTGATTCTGTATCAAGGTTTAAAAGATTTTCATCAATACGTTCCGCAATCTTTTCTTCAGCCATCTCCAAAGTAATGTAGAGTACATTCTTATTCTGGAGAAGAGCACCACTAGCAACATGACACATAAAGAGAGACTTACCCACACCAGTACCTGCAAGAGCAATGTTGAGAGTTTTATTAGGAAGTCCACCTTTTGTGATCTTGTTGAAGTATTCCAAATCGAAAGGTATCTTTTCCTCAGTGGTATGGTAGAAGTCGTATCTCTGCTCGTAGTCTTGTAGATAATCATGACCTACATTAGTGTCAAATCCCACTGCTAATGCATCAGAAAGGATATTAGGTATAGCACCTGTAGCTCTCTTCTCATCATTACCTTCTGCAATCTTTATACTCTCCATGAGTGCAAGGTAGATAGCACGTTCCTTACACCACTTCTCAGTAGTATCTAATATCCATTCAGGATCAGATTTTTCAGCATCGATATCTCTAATGAGTTGCACAATCTGAGTGTGCTGATCATCAGATATAGTATCAAGATGCCCTACTTCAATCTCCAATGCCTCCTTAGTAGGTAAAGCATTGTATGCAGTGAAGTATTTAGATATTACCCCGAATAAATTCCTCTCAAGTATCTCCGAAAAGTACTCTGACTTAATGAAAGGCAAAGTTTTACGAACATAATCTTCCTCAAGAAGAAGGTTCTTTAGTATTAGATTCTCAACCTTGCTCATTGCGTGTAAGTGTCACTGGAATTGTCATTGTTAATCTGAGATCTGAACTTTCATTCATAGGAACGTTAGTCTCAATCCACGATGGATGTATTATAACATCCCCTTGGTTCACGTAAACCCCACTAGTATCAGTCCACTCTTCTACACCAGGATCAAAGGTACGGATAGTACTCTGTAGTGGATGCCAGTACATATCTGATCTCTTACAATCACTTATGTAATGAGTAAATGTATAGTGACTGGGTAAAGTATCAAGTCTATCAGTACTTTCACCCTTTTCAAATGCTTTAAAAATATATGCCTCAAAATTCCATGAATGAGTATCAGAACATCCAATGTCAGACATAAACTGATCCATAATATCACTATACTTTTCGTACTGTGGATGGGGTATCTGATTATACCCCATAATAACAGGTGATACCTCAGTGAATCTCTCAGTCTTATACTCTTGTTGCCAATGGTCTAAGAATATTTGGTTATCTTCAATGGCATACTTACGAATGGGTGTGGTAAATAGATCTACTCTCATGACTTATCAGTACCATACTTATACTCCTGACTAGCAGCCCAGTCTAACTTCTCCATTATTTCTGGAGTGAAGTACTTTTCGGGGTCTTTGAGGATAGCTGAAGGATACACAGAGGTATCCCCAACAGCGACACGATTGCCCTTACGGGTAAAGACTCCATACTTCTCACCCAGTTCCAATAATCCGTAGTACTTGTCAAGACCTCGTGCGTCATAATACAATCTGGTTTCTACTTGTGAATTTTCTACTGTCAAACGAGACTTTGCTGCCTTAGCTTTGACAATATTTCCGATGACATCTTTACCGTCTTTCTCTTTCTTTTTCGAGAGGTATATGATCGTAGAAGCAGCATACTTAAGACCACTACCCCCACCCATTTCCTTTGTGGGAACGTAAGCACCGACAACATCATAGGTGTGATTTGTGACAAGTAAGGGGACATTGGCTTTTCCTAATTTTAAGGTAAGTATTCTAAAGATTGCTTTAACTACCTGTGCTCTAGTCATGTCACGGGTATCTTTACCCTCTGCACTGTCTGCTAGTTCTTTGGAAGTTGAAAGCATTCCTAATGAGTCTAACACAAACATCATAGGTTTGCGTTCTTCTTTAGGAAGTTTTAAGTATTTGTCTAGGATTTGTATAGCTTGTGTTCTGAATTCCTGAACTGTAGTGACAGGACATAGAATCATACGTGATCCATCTATGCCACGTTCATCTATCATGTCCTTTGTAATAGCAGCTTCACTTTCAAAGTAAACTACACCAGCATCAGGGTTCTCTTTCAAATAGTTCTGGACAATACCCATACAAAAGAAGGTCTTACCAGTACCACTTTCACCTGCTAAGGCAGTGATCTTATTGCTTGGAACACCTCCGTGAATTGAACCACTACAGAGAGCATTAAAAATATAAGAACCAGTGTCAACGAAAGATTCAATATCTCCCACGCCACCTTCAGAAAGGAGACCAGCATATTCATTGTCAATTGTTTTTACTATTTCGTTTAAAAATGATGAAGTCATGCAAATAAAAATTCAAGGTTAGATACTCTCTCCGTTTCCCATCCTATCACGTTTGTGATGATTCGTAAAGGGTCAAGAAAAGATTTTTTAAATTGGGCATCACGATCTATACTCTTCTCCAAGTCCAACTCCCTAGGGAAGGTGTTAAGGAAAGAGATAACGTTCTCATTCATTTTGTTTGGAACTCTTAAGTACAGATACTTGATCTTCTCACCCTCTTGAACTAACGGATATTTGAATTCGAGTTTGTTTTTTGCGATATAAAAATTATAAAGCAAAGTTCCACGAACATGTAGAGGGCATCCCTTTGAATACACGGTTCCTGACGCTTTGAATTTGCGTAAGCCATTGACTGACCTCGGAAATGCTATGTCTTCAGGTGGTAATGAGTCAAACTCATTCCTGAAGGTATCTATAAAGGAAATAAGTTCGTCTTCTGTACCCGTCACCATGAGCTTTAGTGCTTTTTTAATAGCAGTACGACATGGCATAGGAGTAGAAGACTTCACTGCCTCTAGACCCATGATCTTAAGTTTAGGTTCATTATATCTGACACCCTCACTGTCCCATACGTTAAGAATATATCTCTTCTTAGCAGTCCATATACCACTAGAAGCAATGTTCTCACGCTTCATGAACATCTTCTGATCGTATGCGTTTACGTAGTCGGCCAGTTCTTGGTAGCAACTTTCAATATAAGGTTCAAGTTCCACCTCACAGACCTTATCAAGGAACGTGACAACGCTTTCATCAGTTTTCTCTCTCCCCTTGTATACAGTTTCGACCAAAGGCCCCATATTAAGATAAATGGAATCAGTATCTGAAGCAATAACATAATCAACCTCCTCTGTTTTTAATACTCTATTAAGATACTCGTTTACTTTGTTTTCAATCCAACGGATGCTAAACTGCCCACCGTAAGTAATCGCCTCAGCATTGCGTAGGTTGTAATATCTAAAGTACTGATTTCCGATGGCACCATAAGCTGAATTGAGTTGGATCTTTCGAGCCATTTGGATGTTATTGAATTTACTAATATCCTTTTGTAGCTGAGCAGTGGGACTTTTTTCATAATCCCTCTTTGCCTGAAGCATTTTTTTCTTATATAACGTGCGTTCATCATAGATCTTCTGCATTATTTCTGGAAGGAATCCATGGATGTCCTTCCTGTACTGTGCACCATTAGGTGCTACACAAAACTCACCATCAATAACAACCTCTTTCTTTAAAAGCCTTTCAACGCTCGCGCTGGCATGTCTAGTCTCCCAGAGGGTTTCTGGTGAGATATTGTACTGCATAATAAGGTGAGGATAAAGGCTATTGAGGTCAAAATTAACAACCCAATCATAGCGTCCTGGTTTCGGTTCCTTGACATAAGCACCTTCATACTTCTCGTTTTTGTCTGATCGTTTTGCTGGTGGTACAACAAGATTTTTGTTCTTTAGAAAATTATATATGATAGTATCCCACATGCGTACTTGAAAATACACATCTCTTATGTTGACTTTAGCATCATATGCTAGAGCAATAGCAAGTTCTATTAACTTCATCTTATCTTCAAGACGAACTACCAGTTCCACGTCCTTGATGTTGTAATCAATGAACTTCTGCCAGTCCTTCGTGTAGAAATCTTTGAAGTTTTCAAACTCACTGTGGTCTAACTTCTTCTCTCCTAGTTCAACAAAGGCAATATGGTCTAACCTATATGATTCTTGATTGGTATAAGTAAACTTCTTATACAAGTCAAGATAGTCTACCACATTGATACCAAACATGTTGTATATAATCTGTTGGCGACCTTTGATCTCCATCTCTTCACGATGAACAATGCCCCATGGAGACATCTGCTTCATCTCCTTCTCACCAAACAACCGTTCCATACGTCCACAGATATATGGTACGTCATACAGTTCTACATTCCACCCCGTGAGAATATCTGGGAAATTAGTAGTCCAATAGTGAAGAAAACCACGGAGCAAATGTTCCTCGCTGTCACATAAGATATATTCAACGTCCTTGCGATCCGTCCTATAAGGTTTGGTACCCCATACTTTGATCTTACGGCTGATATAGTCTTGGACTGTAATGCTGAGAAGAGGTTCCGCGCATTCCTGCACGTTAGGAAAGCCATTTTCACATGCCACCTCGATATCAAGAGATGTAACCTTAAGACTCTTAAGGTCATAGTCAACTTCTGCTGGAAACTCTTTTGATATGAATTGGTAGAGATATCTGTCATACCCATGCACCTCAAAATTGTCTATGTCTTTGTACTTGTCTCTAAATGCCCTAGCTTCTCTTATTGATTCAAACTTGATAGGCTTTGCGTATCTACCATCAAGTGTCCTATGTTTAGTCTTCTTATCAGTAACGACAAAAAGGGTCGGAGAGAACTTGAACTTTCTCTGAATACGTTGTCCGTTCTCGTATCCAAGATAAAGCAGGTTATCCCCGACCATCTGAACATTTGTATAGAAACTCATTCTTTAGTAACTAAGTCGTACTTATTACGGATAGTCTCCGTAGGTTCTACTATTGTAGCAAGAGTTTCGGAATAAATCAATACGTCTGTGTCAGTTGTCCAACTGGGCCATGGCTCTAGTGTACCATCATCCTTGATTAGGTACGGATGCTGTAGGTGGCAATTCGGTTCCTCCTCCAGTTGTTCCACTTGACTGATCAGGTGTATCCCCGACCTCAAGATCACTACCATCACTTCCATCTTCATCCTCCAATAATTTTTCTGCGTCAGCAAATAGCTGCTCCATATCAACGTCAGCATCCTTACCAGCAATCATATCTTCATGCCTTTGGAAGCTCTTATCATAGTTCTCTTCTTGTATAGCAGAGAGATACTGCTCAGTTATAGCATCCAGTGGATCATATGCTGTAAGAACATGATGACCTGGTAGATAGAAATCTCTATCCTTACTCAAAGGTGCCCATGGAAACCATGATACTTGATAACCCTTCTCTTGATTGATAACAATACCATTATCATTAGATACAATATCCAATCTAAAGGGTTTATGTAAATGAAATCCTATAGGATCCTTAGTATCAGGATCAGTTATCTCCTTTACCTCAGTAATAATTTCCTCACCAGATTTTAATAATAAAAGTTTTACACTCATGCTACACTACCACCCATCTTCTGTACATTAGTAATGTATGTATCACGAAGTGTTGGGACTGGTTCTAGTATGGTAACAACCATGTTATGATTGACTGGGATTCTAGTCTCTGGTGTAAGAGGACACCATGGTGAGTAATTAACTCTTACTTCTGGATCTTCTACAATACCTGTACCATCCAATTGGGGTTGTTGATACTCAACCTTATAAGGATAGTTCATAATATATGCTTGACGAGCACCACTATCCTTATCTACAGCTTCCTGTAAATCGCAGATAACATTATCACCATTGAACATGATGACAACCTTTACTCTATCGCTATTGACTATGGCACCCTTAGTCTCTTTAGGAGTTACATTTATAGGTTCCTTCTTCTTGGCCATGCTTTTAGGTTAGTTAGTTAATATTATAATAGGGAGACTGAACTTTGTCAATCCCCCTATGTATGTTAGATATAATCCTTACGTGCGTGATGATCAGGAACTATTTTTCCTAGTCGTACCACAAGTAATCCGTCGCTGAATTCAACCTCTCGTACTTCGGTATCATCTGAGATTGTCCAGACCCTACTGAAAGACCTGTTGGCCAATCCTTTATGTCTAAACGTTCCAGCATCCTCTGATTCTTCTTTTTTGCCTTGTACATGTAGTTTTCCAAACTCCGTAAAGACTGATACTTCATCTTTCTTAAACCCCGCAAGGGCGACTTCAAGTCTCGATTCGACATTACTTACTTCAACTATGTTATAAGGTGGGTAGTTTGAAGAGGTCTCTACACCATCCCAGAATTTGTTGAGGTATTCATCCATTCCTATGCTGTTTCTGTGTATCCTTTCCATCAATTCTGGAAGGTTCTCAGCATGAAATCTTGCTAGATTAGTCATCTTAGTAGCTCCTTAAATAAGCGAGTTTGTGTTTTGTGATCCCCGAAGGCAATCACTATTATTTACCACTTCTCTGCTACTAACTCAATAGTGTTATCAACACTTTTTGATTCGGTTACTACTTCAAATCCTTGCTCTTGTACGGTTTCCTGTACAATACATTTGGCATATGCTTGAGTAACTTTTTGTAAAAATCTTTCAATAGGGAACGGTTCTTCCCATGTGTCCAACTCGGCAACCAAATGAAATGTTCCATCTTTAACCTTTCTAAATCCAATATCATATGTGATGGCTACCTCAACGTGCTCATCCACATGACCTACTCCATGATCACCTCTAATCCTAAGCATTACATTCTCTTGGGTAGAATACCCTAATAAATTCAATGCCTTGATAAGAAAATCCTTATCCGTAATCTTGGTTTTGATTCTGGTGAAGTGTGACATTTTGTTGTTGGTAAAACTCTGGCTTTAAAGATCTATTCTCGACCTTACCGAGCTTTTCTTCTATGTGCTTAGTTATATCTAGGCATGTACCATTTGATACACCGTCAACCTCTTCAGTGACGTTACCATCCTGGTCAATACGAAATATAATTCTCTGCACTAGTCTTCTTTCTTCTTACCAATGTTGTACTTACTCTCTAAAGTCCAATCACCCTTCTCTTTATAAGCGAGAACTTTGATTTGACTTAGAGGTGCAACATCAGCAATAGTTTCCTTAGCATTAATGGATACAAGACCCCAATCACTAAGCAATTGAACAATGCGATTTCTACGTTGCACATCATTCAAACTTAAGTTTGCTTTCTTACCATCGAGAGCAAATAATTCTTTAAAATGTACTATGAAGTACCTTCCTTGTTTGTGTAGTATATGGCATGACTGATATAGTTTCTTTTCTTTCCTAGAAGCTACACCAATACGTGTCAATGTTTCTCTTACCTTAAGGAAGTCATCTGGTTCTTTCAAACCAACTTCCACCATACTGTCAGCAGACCACTTAACCTCTTCTGAGACCGAGTTCATCTCTTTCCTCCCATGTCATGTTTATGTCGTAATGATTCAATTTGGGTTTTGGTGAGAAGAGTTAATGCGACCTTCGCTTTTTCGTTACTATATCCATAGTGTTTTTTGACCAGATCCAGATCTTCAACCTGTTCTTTCTTCAACCAAGGAGAAAACCTTTTCCGTTTTCTCAATGTATTTAGCAAGAAAGAGTATTGCATATCAGGATCAAGATGAGCATTTAGATTCATCTCATTAGAAAATAAAATGCTATCAATATTACCAGACAAACATCTATTAACGATATAAGCAGGGTAAGAAGATATCGCATCAGGGTCATCATGAGTGAGATCCTGCTTATTGTAATTGATTGAATTGAGCCAATCCTTAAGTTCATACTTCATTAGAAAGTCCTGATAGGTCCAACCACACCAGTCTCATTATTATTGATTCTGTAGATCTGAGTACGACCAGTCTTCATCTGACAATGGACTTCGCCACCTTGGATGATTGCAGACACAATACTCTGTCCACCGAAATTTGACAACACACCTTTACGTGTGTGATATAACTGTGCACTACCGCTTGGCAGTACACGAACCCCCAAACTTCCCATAATTTGTTAATACTAATTCACGACGTTTTGTTTGATCCTTCATGTAGTCACCAGTGGATCGCATGGTGTAGGTATGAGCAAAGTCATACTGGCACCACTCAAGAAATCGCATAACGATATCAGGGTGGTTGTTATATGATATCATAACATTGCATAAGCAATTGTCCATGACATCAGCAAACTTAGCATGGTCGAAACCTTTATGCATATCACCTTTATGTCCATAAAGTGCATCCTTAATATCATAAGGGGGATCAGCATAGATGAATGTTAAGGTGTCATCTGAGGTAAGGGATTCATATGATCCATTTGTAATGCGCCAACGCTCAATGATCCCGCTGTATCCTGTGAGTTTGTCGATGCCACGCATGGAGAAGTTAGAATCTGAGGCTGAGGCTGAGAACGAGGAGCTCTCAGTAAGGCCACTGAAAGAACACTTATTAACGATATAAAAATAAATCGCTCTGTCCTTGTTATCGGTATCTCTTTCATTTAATTTCTCCTTTGCTTTGTTAAATAAAACTCTTGCCTTATCAGGGGTGTCATATTCTTTCTTTAGTTCGACTAGTTCTTTATGTAGATACTCACCTTCATCTCTTAACTGAATCCAAAAGTTAACTAATGGTTCATACAGATCACTAACCCAAATAGGTACATCTTCTGGCAGTCTCTTGGTCATTTCAATGGCCATACTACCACCCCCCAAAAAGGGTTCACGATACTCTGTAATCTCTCTACTAGGCAACCACTGACATAGTTTAGCAACTGCCCTAGACTTGCCACCTGGGTACCGTAGAGGGGTCTTCAGGGACTTCATTAATAGAACCTCTGTCTCTCTACAGTTACAGCATCAAAAATCTCATTGAGACTATTTGATAACTGACGATAACCTGTACCAACATATAACTGACCAGCAAATACTGATACAGTGGCAGCACCCCAGAACAGATAATAAAATCTAGACTTAACTTGTGCTCTTAGTTTTGTTTTTTTACTCATGATTGTCATTTGAATTCACACTCCACCATAATTTCAGTAAGAGCTGCTAATAGATTTATCTCCTGATCTGCTACAAAAGCAGACTGATACTGATACTTTGCAATAATCAATACTGCTTGAGGTACACTAGAAGGTTTAAGGGCATCATAAAGACTGTCGTAAACTGTTCTTAGTATAGCATTAGGATCATTATCTAGGTTAGAAACAATCCACTTACGTGCTACAGAAAACTCTTTCCTCTTTAACGCTGATACCAATTCTCCAAGTCTGACTTCGTTGAGGACTGCCAAGATCCCCGTATCGATTGATCCCGTGGAGCTATACCGCTGAAGTTCGTTGATCGTTCTTCTGAAGTCTGGGAAATATTTCTGGACGACCTCAGCGACCACCGCATTATCAAACCGTACATTTTCTCTGGTAAGAATATCACGGCATCGCTCAAAGAACTTAGCAGCGATCTGTTGTTTGTTCTTTCCTCTGACATTGCAATCAATTACTGTTGTTCTGGAGTGGAGTGGTTCGATGATTTTGTTCTTGAAATTGCAGGTAAAAATGAATCTGCAGTTTCTGGAGAACTCCTCAATACTCGCTCTAAGAAGGAGTTGTACGTCGGGAGTGGTATTGTCTGCCTCGTCGATGATGATAACCTTGTGTCTCGAGCTACTTGTGAGAGATACGGTAGACGCAAAGCTCTTGGCACTATTCCGAACTGTATCAAGAAACCTTCCCTCATCTGATCCATTAATGACATAAGAATCTACTCCTAGTTGTTTACATAGTGCTTTCGCTACAGTGGTCTTGCCTATACCAGCAGTACCACATAGCAGGAGATTTGGGATCTCTCCATTACTAACAAAAGATTGAAATGTATTCTTAATATCGGATGATAGAATACAATCCTCAATGGTTTGTGGACGGTATTTCTCCACCCACAGAAATTCATCCTTCATACTTACTATCTGGCTCCAGTGCGATAAGGTACTCTAGGTCTCTGTTCACATCTCTAAAGAGAGATGCATTCTGTTGACTAATAGTAACATCATAATCACCAGGTAGCAACTTGAGGTTCTCTACCTTGAAGTTGAAAGTGAAACTACTATCAGTCTCTCCAACTTTAACAGCATATGAATTAGAAGTATCATTCTTCTTGTCACGAACAACAAGATTAACAACACCATTCTCTCCAACAACTGCTAGATCCTCAATCTGATAGATCGATGCAGCTTTAATAATGTTAGAGATATCACTCCATGCTACTGTAAAAGAAACATCCCTACTAGGAAGTTCCACTCTATTCTCAGGTGGTTGTACAATAGTAGAAGGATCAGCAAAGAAATACCTTGAAGTATTCCTTCTATCCTTGATAGTCACAAAGTTATCATTTGAAAAATCAAACTCAGGATCTTCAAATAAAGTAAGACCAGATAAGAACTCACTCAAATCATAGATTGCAAAATTCTTTGGGAAGGTCTCCTCAACTTCAGCACGAGATAATATATTCTTCTGAATGGATAGAGTAGATAACTCTGTGCCTTTCTTGAAGCAAATGGACTGGTTGATATTAGAGAAGTTCTTGAGGATATCAAGAGTACTCTTAGAAAGTTTCATAACGTTGATCAGGTTCAATTTCTACTGGTTTGGATGTAAAATGATATAGTAACACACAATAGTGTATTGCCTTTAGTATATCATGTTGTGGACGACCCTTCTTATCATAGCGACTTAGGTACTTTATAGCATTAGATCTACAAAATGATTCTGCGTCACCAACTGATTCAATAAGATCAAGTGTTTGGATATTAGATCCTTCAGTAGTATAGTGTCCTCTATACGTGGTGCTGATATACTCACCAGCTTTCTGAAGGATCTCATCTTCCTCATACTTGCACCTTATTGTTGGATTGTCAATACCCGCAGGTGCTGCGGGTTTGACGATTAATTTGTCTTGTTCCATTTCCTCTAAAACATCATGTAAAAGCCACCATGCCATTATTATACCTCAAAGTCCACGTCCGCGTCAACCTTGTCGTATAATTCCTGAAACGCTTGCTTAGTTTCATCATCAAAACGGTTGATGCAAGTGGTGATTGCCTTAGCACGAGTACCAAAGATACTATATGCTTTAACGATGTGCACCAAACGACGAGTACTAATAACCTCATCTATACCACCATCAAAGAAAGTCTTACGGATGATGTCTGCCCAGTCTACTAACCTCTTATTGAAATCAGTCTCAGTACATACAGCATCAAGGATCTTAATCTCATTAGCAGGTGTTGGATACTCTTGCTCAAAGGTTACTGGGAATCGCTCAAGGAAGGCTTCATTAAGCACGTTAGTTCCAACAAAACGTCCGTCGTCTGAACCTTTACCTTTAGTGTTTGCGGTAGCGATGACGTTGAACCCTGCTGTTGGTCTGATGTACTTTCCAATCTTCTTAAGGAAAACTCCTTTACCTTCAAGGATTGACTGGAGACAGAGGATTTTGTTTGAGGCAAGGTCGATCTCGTCAAGGAGCAAGATAGCTCCTCGCTGGAGAGCTTCCACAACAGGTCCGTTGTGCCATACGGTTGCGCCGTCAACAAGACGGAAGCCGCCAATGAGATCATCTTCATCAGTTTCGATAGTAATGTTTACTCGGATCAATTCTCTCTTTGCTTGAGCACATGCTTGCTCTACAGAGAAGGTCTTACCGTTACCTGATAATCCAGTAATGAAAGTAGGATAGAATAAGTTAGACTGAATTATCTTCTTAACATCATTGAAGTTTCCAAACTTGATGAAAGTAGAATCCAGTGCTGGAACTAAATTCTGCTCCACGTTAGGTAGAACAGTTGGTTGAGCAATTGACTTCTCTAAGATCTCACGTCCTTCTTGTACAGTAAGGTTCCATGATCCACGCTTAACCTGATACTCTTTTAACTTACGTGCCACTGTGGGATATGCTACACCCTGAGCAGTTGCAAACTTCTTTACATGAGAGGCATCTATCTCATTACCAAATTCTTCACGAATTTCATCAACGAAGTTGACTGATAGTTTTCTCTCGAAAGGCATAATGATAAATGTTTTTGTGTATGTACGTAGTATAGCAATAAAAAACCCCCTGTTAAGGGGGTGTGTGACAGTTTGTTGGTTGGTCTAATCTTCGTCCAAATCTTCGGCAGCAGACTTACCATGGATACCTGTATCAGTTCTCCAGGCAGACCAAGTTTTATCACCTATACCAACCCAACCATTATCAGGTGCCAATACATCATATACATCAAGAAATTTTTCAAGGATTAAGATGTCTTGAATAGGACCAGCGGTGTTAATAGTAAACTTCTCAACAGGACGATTTTTGATCGAAGTATTAAGGAACGTATTAAAGTTCTCATACTTAGCACCAGTGTTTGTAACCGAGATACTATCAAGGAAACTATATGCTGCAGCAAGGCCAAAAATCAAACCACCGTTAAGAGGTTTAGACCACTTACATACTTTTGAAGTGTCTCTGTTATGACCCTTGTATGTTTCAACTGCCCTTCTAACAAAGGTAGTACCATATTTACCAAGAGCAACTCTCAGTTTATCATAACCTATTACACCATTTGTACCATCATCAGGAGCACCAATAAGCTCAACATGAATATTGAGTGACTTGAATTTCTCCTCAAGATCTAGTGCATACTCTGCACCTTGAGCAACGTCAGCACGCAACTTAGCAACTGAAGTTACTTTGTTCCTAAGAGTATTGAACTCTTTGAAGTACTTTGCTTCTGCCTTCTCACACTGATCGATAGTGAAATGATCTGGGTGGTACTGAATCTGGCAAGGTAGTTTAAATTCTTCAGGATTTTGAACGTAAGTCGCTGCAAGGACTGAAGTGTGTTGACCATCAACAACAACTGAAGTCCCATCAGGTCTTTGAAAGACTGATAGGGGCTTTACAAACTCAGGTTTAAACTCCTGAGCTTTCCTTATAAATGTATGGTTTATTAATCTCTGATACTTAGGATCAACTGTCAGTTCCCTAAGTGGAATATATGTAACTGGAATGAAGGGACTATCCCCTTCGTTTTTAAATACTTTTCTTATTCCTTGTGGAATAATTCTATCTGCAATGAAGCTTGCTGCAACAGATAAGACATTGACAACCGCAGTTAGCGGCTTAGTTAGCGTAGCCATGAGCTATTCTCCTATGTGTGAATTGGATCGAATGTGAAGATGTTAATGTATCTTCTTAGCGTTCCTATCGATGTTGCACGACTTAACGGAACGTAGTGATGTAGAAAAAAAGAAATCCGTAAGGATTTCAGTTTTCCTCAATCAATAGTATATATCAAATGGCAATACAATGTCAATTAAATGTTAAGATCTCTTAACATCATGCTATTCTCTCAATGAATGAAGATAAGATCTTCTTATTCATAGCCTTAGACTTAAGTGACTTAGCAAATGCTCTCTTGATCTGGGTCTTGTTTGCACCCTCATCAACATCAAACTCAGTCTCACTATCAAGTGCACCAACATGAAGTGCATACTGTACTGTGTAATATGAACTAGTGCATATGAAAGATCTTGTTTTCTTCCACTCAGCATCTGCTGTTTCCCATGCATTAAAGTCTGAACCTAAGCACTGACGCTTAAACATCCTCCAGTCATTCTTACCGATAAGACGGATGTTCATGAACTCACACTCAGGGAAACGAGTTCTAAGTTGCTCAACGAATGTTCCAGTCATATCATACTCACTACAGAACTTATGATTATGACCAGTCTGACGATCACGTAGAACAGTATTATGATCAACTCTACCATTGATTATCATCTCACCATCCTCATGATACTTCTTAACTCTCTTAGCATAACCAATAGGATATCCTTCACCATCAGTTAAGTTAATAACATGAAGTTTCTGAACACCTGTTCTCTTCTTGAACTGAGGAATGATTTCATTCATAGCAACCATTGCTTCATTCAATGGAGTTCCACCTAATGAGAATTGAAATGGTGCACCTGCATTGTAAGAGTGGAATGCATTTACTACACGGAATAGATTCTTTGCTTGCCTATCATGCTGACGATTGTTACTTCTACTAGTTAATACATTAACCATGTTAAAGTTTCTGCAAAGAACTTTATTCTCTAGTTCCCAATCCTGTTCTACACGTTGCTCTTGTCGTGCAAATGAATCACTGAATAGATAAACATCATATTGAATACCAACCTTGCGACAGAATGATACTAATGTAAGTACCTGCTTCATAGTTGCTTCTATGGAATGGTGCATAGAACCTGACCAATCTATATTAAAGATCAATCCATGGTTCTTTGAATCAGCAACAGTACTTACTTTTCTGAAAAGATCTTCGTTATATTTGTAAGTGTGAAGCTTCGTTGTATCGAGAACCCCAGTGCGATTAACAGTAGTACGAGCATAACCGTCAGCTGCTTTCTTACACTCAAACTCCTTAACCAAGTAACTGACTTCCTTAGCGTTTGATGATTTGAACTTTCTATACTTTTCATCAATCTCCTTCAAATTTCTTGTGTACTGTCTAGCAAGCAGCAACTCATACTCATCAGAATAATCCTGCTGCTTCTCAAGAATTTCTTTTGCAGTGTAGAAACTATCTAGTATCTGATATGTTTCATCAAATGGTACGATAGAATTTGTTGTCTTAGGAAGTTCAATATAAGTGATCGGTGATCCATTAGTATCAACCATATTTCTCAATGCTTTATCAAGACTGTCTACTGTCTTACAATTAACTTTAGTCTCTACTGGTGATCCATCATTGCGACCTACCTCATTACCACCTGCTTGATTAGGTTGGTTCTTCTCTTGCTCCTCAAGATGATCTTCAAGATGATCCTGTGCCTCATTCTTTGGTTCTGGTTGTGCTGGTGCTTCAGGCTTCTCCTCCTGTTCATTTTGACCTTCACCACCATCTAAATCTAACTCTTGCTGTACACCCTTTGCTTCTACCTCTTCCTTCTGCTGCTTCTCTGCTTCTGCTTGACAGTATGCATGGATCTTTCTAGCAAGGTCACATGCATCTTCAAAAGTCTCTATCTTATTTGCTTCATCAATATATACTTGCTCTCCATCTTGGAAAGGAATATCAGTATAGTTACCAATCTTAAAGTGTAAGTTTATTCTATCTCCAAGATTAAGATCACATAGATTGATACCATCAAGTTGGAAGAAATCCTCATCATGAAGAATTTTATATCCAGCATAGAATGTCTTAGGGATGCCAGCGTATCTACGCTTCATCAACTTCTCAATTCTTACATCCTCTGTGATGTTAACAAACTGATGTGGAATATCACTTGGGGGATCTATATTAGGAGTGAAGAGAGCATGTCCAACCTCATGGGCAATTAAAGAATCTATTACAATGTTCTCATCGTGCTTCCAGATAGGAAGAGTAAGTACCCTGTTATCTACATCAAACTGTGCAGTCTCAACCTGACGATGCTCTACAATCAAGTCCTCTTGGGCAAGTAACTTTGCTAGTGATTCCTTGACTAAGTTCATTGGGTTCCTCGTGTATGTACATAGTATAAGACCCCTTCCGTGGGGAAGAGGTCTTGAGTAGACACTTTATCAACTGGTTGCGTCTAGCCCTTGCTTGGCGCAACGCTTGGGGTTTGAGTTTTCGTTTGGCATCCTTTTTTGAGTGATGCTGCCAATTCGGAACTTTCACTGAGTTTCTCCAATGCGGTTAGCAGTTCAGGTGTTTCCTCCCACGACCATTCCTGATTGTGTTGAGGGTTCTTCTTCTCGATTGTATGTGTCCTTGTGGTCATAGGGTACGAGCAATTACATACCATACTACACCACCTGTCAACAATGTGTCAAGTAGCACCAGTGTCATATTTATTATCATGTCTGTCCTGAAGGTACTTTAGGTGGGCATTCTAAGTGGACAGTCCCTGTAAGGGGTTGGTGGAGATGCTCTAGGATATGATCAAGCTTAGCATTGACCTCATCCAATTTTGATTGGATCTCATCATGCTCGTAAGTACTACCTGTAGTGATAGTGATGTCACCTGTTGGTACAGTAGTTGTTTCTGGATATAATCCTGGACCTTCAGTTGAAATATCAATTCCTGGAATTGCTGATCCTGTGCCGATACCTCCGTTTGGTACGAAGTTCCCGTCTATGCCGCCTGAGTATGTCATATGTTTAAAGGGTTTGGTGAATATTTATTCTTCCTTAGTAATTATAGAGAAGTTTTGTTTCTTTTCTACAACTAGAGTGGAAGCAAATTTGTCTTGAAGAGTTTCTGTCTTATGGGAAATAACAAATACATTAGTATTGTCAGCAACCGTATGTAAGATCTTAAGGAAGTCATCAGTACCAGATACATCTAAACTACTGTCAAAGATCTCGTCTAGGATCAACAGATTAGTATTAGCACTGTTCTTCATCTTAGCAATAGTCCTCCAAGTGAAGAGTAAGGCAAGGTCAATCCTCATCTTCTCTCCTTCAGAGAACGAAGCATATGAAAACTCATCTCGGAACCTAGACTTAATAGTCTCCTCAAAATTCTCATCAAGATCAAAGGAAACATAGAAGTCTAGTTCCTTAAGGTACCTATTGATCAATTGATTCATAACAGGTAGATACCTCTTAATGATACCAGCTTTAATACCAGTATCACGTAGCATATTTGTTACAGTATCATAATCGTTACGTACCTTTCTATTAGTGGACAATTCCTTCTCCACTTTCATACCAGTACTTGCTATCTCCTGTAACTTCTCCTTCTCTCTAGTGAGATTATTATTGTCTGCGTTCTTTATCTTCTCTTCTATCTTCTTAATCTCTTTCTTCTTCCACTGTATCTCTTTATTACAATTACTAATCTTCTGTTGTACCTCCATAAGATCAGATATAACAATCTGTTTATCAGATACCTGTTGTACAATACTCTTTAATTTTTTCTGTAGTGCAATTGATGCCTCATCAATCTCATCTATTGACGCAGTAATTTCAGCTTTCTTATTAGCTCTAACGTCTTCTGTGATGACGGACTTGCAAGTCGGACAACTATCATTCTTATCAAAAAACTTAAACTCTTTTTTAAATGCTTTCTTCTTATCATCAAACCTCGATTCATACAAACGAAGTTGTGACAATTCCTCTTCTACATTTCCATAGCTATCTAGGCTCTTATCATGAGATGCAGAAACTTCTAATCCTTCTGCAACATCAGTCATAAGAAAGGTTATTTCACTCTCTAATGATTCTATATCCTTTGAACGTCTAGCATTATTTGCAGAGGATTGTTCCTTAAGGTCAGCAATAAACCTTTGCTGCATCTGAACCTTCTGCTTCACCAATTCATATTGATGATCACATTCCCTAAGAGTTTCTTTAACTCCCTTCACCTTCTCTTTAAGAAGAGTGTTCATTGTAGAGAAGATACGAATATCTAAAAGATCTTCAATAACTTCTCTACGGTTAGGGGGTGTAAGTTGCATGAATGGAACAAAGCATGACGATCCTAAGATCACCACCTGAGTGAATGATTTATAATTCAGTCTCAGAATACTCTGTTCCAGATGCTTCTGCTGTTCTTGTACAGATGCTTCTTGGTTAAGCATCTCACCATTAAGATAGATTTCAAACACATTAGGCTTTGCACCTCTGCGTATCATATAGTCACGAGAACCAATACTAAATTCTATCTCAACAAGCAGATCCCTCTCATTGACAGCATTGACCAATTGGCCTTTTGTTATCTTACGAAAGGGTTTGTTGAACAAAGCAAAGCACATGGCATCCAAGAATGTGGATTTACCAGCACCGTTTGTACCAACTATCAGAGTGGCAGGGCTTGCGTCAAGACGTATCTCACTAAATGCATTACCAGTTGAAAGAAAGTTCTTCCATCTGACAGACTTGAATTGAATCATTCGACAAAAATTAGACCCTAGGCGGTACTACTATATCATCAGGAGTGACAACATAATATTCATGACCGTGTGTTACGCAAGCATGAATAATCTCTCGATCATCAACTTCTACCACTGACATGTCTGGGAAGTCATCAGCTTCCAGAAGTCCAGCATAGCGTACTGCGTCGTCTTTGTCAAGGAACATATATACTAATTGCTTTCCTTGGTCTCCATCGACAGCGTAAGCACCCTCATTTTCTTTTCCTTGGAGTGATAGTATAAACATTATGCAATCTCCAATGCTTCAACATAAAGAGTTTTTAAAATAGATTTAAGTGCAGGTTTATCTGAGTGTTCCATATCATCCACATACCTTTCAAGTATGGTAAGAGTATCTTCTTTATCTAAATCAATCTCTTCATTCAAGTCTTGCTCAAAGGAAGGATCTTCAATTATCTTTATATCATGTACACCAGCAGCATATAGTTGACTGATAAAAAATTCAAACTTATCTGAATCTGTTTTCTTTTCAACTATAACCTTAATAAAATTATTAGTGTAATCTGTATAATCAAATCTACTACTATTTAACTGTTCTTCGTTGTAATATATCTTACTATAAATCTCATAAGGGTTCGGTATAAACTCCAACTTCTTAGTATTAGTATCAAATATATGGAACCCACGCTTGGAATTATAATCATTCCAATAGATTTGATATGGATTTCCTAGGTATGTTATATTCTCTCTAGTACTCTTCTGATGATAGTGTCCTGAGAATACCTTATCAAATTTCTTATAAGGAGAAGTAGCATGGCCATGATCCATGATGTATCCTCTATGTGCCTCGAACCCATTAAGTTCTAAGTGACCCATTGCTACTGGACAATCACTCTGTTCGATGAGAGCATAGGTCTCATCATGGTTCTCAGCATTTATCCATGGGATGAATAGGATAGGTAGACCACCTATCATAACCTCAGTAGCACTGTCATATATTTTAATATTATCATACTCACCAAGAACACTCTCAAGAGTATTGACCTTATTAGTATCCTTAAAATATGCAGTATGATTCCCAACTAAAGAATGGACTGTCACACCCATATCCTTAAGACGAGAGAAATAATTATTTGTACTCCACTGAGCAGCCCATAGATCTAAGTTCCTACGGTTGTCAAAGGTATCTCCTAGATCAAGAACGGTATCGATCCCGCGTTTTTTTAGGGTAGGAAAGAATATATTATCATAAAACTTCTTGAAGAATTCATGGAAGATACGACTAGATTTCCTTGCACCGAAGTGCTGATCAGTTATAATTGCTACCTTCATCTTGCACGAACCAATGGCGGTTTCTTACCTGTCATCTCCATACCAAAAAAATTCAACGTTAATCGTTCCTTAGTGCCAAAGGTCTTAACCCCATGATGTGTCTGTCCATTGAATAGAACAAATCTATTATAGACATTTTCAACAGAACATGTTTCAACATACTGCTCACGCATAGAATCAAATGCTTTGTTGTACTCATCCATATCAAAATCCTTACCCAGATATAATTTCTCTTTCATACCCATCTCTTCTTTATACTGCAGAGAATATCCCTGCTTAGTGGAGTAGATGGATGTACCTGAGTTTGGACTGGGATCAGGATTTAAGTATACTATACCACCAAACCATGTGTCAATGTCTTGATGGATCCATCCCTGATTCCTTTTATCCCATTGGTCATCTCCAAATGGTTTGATCCTTTGAAAGTGAGCTTGTAAATTCCAGTAGTCAGGTATCTGATCATGGAATAACCAATGGATCCTCTCACCAAAATACTTAAAGAACCTAGGTAACTCGTGATGAATTTGCTTTGTCCTTTCACCTGGCCAATTACCAATATCAGGTTTATACCATTTAATATCCTTGGTTAATTTAACAACCTCATCAGGATCCTCAAAGAAGTTGTCAACAATAGTAATAGGATATGTCACTTAATCTTTATCTCTACATTCTCCTTAATGGTATTATAGTCTGAATGTCCTGTCTTGTCATCCGTATGGAATACTTGATCGTATCCAGACTTAGTTAAAATCTTATTCTTAATCTCCAACTGACGCTTCTCTTTCTGAATCCGTCTAAGGAATGCGTAGTATATAATCTGAGTAAAGTATGCAAAGGGGTTGTTCGACTTTGCTGGATTAAAATTCTGTATGTATTGTACACAGTTCTCAATGCCATCACATATCATGTCCTCTCGGAACATGTAGTTGACAAAGTTTGGTTTATATGATAGATGTGTAGCAATCTTTAAAAAACATTCCCCAATATAATTACTGATGGGTGGTCGGGGTTCACCCGCTTCCTTTGCTACAGCACATGCTTTTTTAAAAATAACAAGTGCCTCAAGGAATTCTTTGTTATTTACATAATGCTCACTAACTACTTTCTTTCTAACTGCCATATATTTGTATGGGTGAGTACATATATTTTATAACAAAACGATCACAATGTCAATGGGGGCTTGACAAACCAGTATTCCATCTGTAGAATATGAGTGTGCGAGTTCAGAAAGGGTTATATACCAAATAGCTTATCTAGTTTAATACGAGCTTCCTCTACAGTGGAGATCCTACCAGTAGCATCAGTTATAGTGTCACCGTTAAGTCTCCTTAAAGACATTGCATAAAATATTTGAACCTCAGTATCTACTTCAACGATAGTAATAATTTTATCTTTAGGAATAATAAATTCTTCTTCTTTAGAAAATTTCATCCACGGCGAAACCTTAGCACCTTGTGACTTGTTAGGTAAAGTAACCTCTTCGATCTGAATAGGATTCTCTACAATGAGATAGTCTCCATTCTCGTCATGCACATGAGATACTACAGAAAGAATTTCTTCACCAGACACTAATTTTAGTGCGGCGAGAAAATCTGATCTGTCTTCTGGTTTAACCTCTGGGTTATCCATTGCTTCTAATTCGTACATCAATGAACTCATAATCAAAACTCTCTTCATTGTATATTTTCACACGTTCAACAAGATGGTTCAAGGTATAGTTCCTTTTAGACCCCTTAGATATATTGTCTGCTATATCATAGAGGATTGCCTTACGGTTATCTACTCCCCTTCTGAGGACTCTGCCAATGGATTGGAGATTTCTAATTCGGGACTTACTGGGGCTTGCGAACACGACGTTGTTAAGATTCCTAATGTTGATACCAGTACTAAAAGTCCCATAGCTGGCAACAATGATGGAATCATTTGTCGTCTCTGCGATCTCTCTTGCTTTTTCTCGATCTTCAACTTCCACTCCTCCATGGACTAGAAAGACTTGACGGTCTTTCCCTACCTTATTATTTATCATCTCAAATAAAGGCATCCCATGCCGTTCAACGTAGTTGAACAGGACGAGTGTGTTTCCATCCAACTGACAAACTAAGTTACGTATAAATTTATTTCTACCCTCATGCTCAACAAGGTAATCCATTTCCTGTTGATATGAATCAAAGTCTTTATCATCATGCTTGAGTATTAAAACTTTAATCTCAAATTCAGAAAGATGTCCTTCCTTAATAAGCGTCTCTGTCCTAGTAATTTTATCAACAGTACCAAACACACCCTCCAACACCAAGCGATTGGTTTGTGTCCCGTCTAAGGTGCCTGTGAACCCCACACGGTACTTACAATCATAAAGTTTGTTCATTATACTAGTCAGAGATTTTGCCTTAAACAGGTGAGCCTCATCTCCTATTATAGCACCGAACTTTTCAAAGTATGATTTGGGTAATTTATATACTGACTGCCATGTGGTTATTATCACATCCTTGTCAGACCTAGGATCATTACCAGCATATACTCTGTGGCAATGATGCTCTGAATTCCAACCATACTTCTCAAAGTCTTTATACATCTGCTCAACGAGTGATGTAGTTGGAACAACTATAAGTGTTCTTAGATTCTTTCTCTCCCAAAAACGTGCGAGAGCATAGATCATTAATGATTTACCAGAACCTGTAGGTGACAGTAACAGTTTACGTTTGTGACGTAAGGCTTCGTAGATACCTTTGTACTGATAGTCTCTAACTTTGAATGGTAGGTTGAGTGACTTTACGAATTCCCCTATTCCTTGGGGCGTAATGAACTCATCCACCGTCGATGGAAGTCCATAAAATTCGTTGTCCCTATGGATGACTTCATACCCCCTTTGCTCGCAAAACGCAATAATATAAGGGAGAAGACCAACATAAATCTCGCCTGTACCTGGGGAGAATAATTTAATTTTCCCATCCCAAAACCTCTTCTTGTACGCTGACATGAACTTGGCTTGAGGCACCTCAAAAGTAAACTCGTCTGCTAGCTCGTGACCTACATGAGGTTCACATTCAATTGTTAGATAGACTTCGTTCTTCTTCTGAATAATAACATTAGATTTCATAACCTTTCAGGAACTTAGCAAACTCAATTGCATTTTTGATATAGAATGAACGGTTATTGATCGCTTGTAGAATTGCTTTCAATGCCTCGACCATTTGGTTATAGTACTTCAGCTTAAGAACGGATTTAGAATATTCTTCATCAGATTCCAGATAGATTGGAACATCTGTCTTGATGAGTTTAAGGTGAAAAGGTTTCTCCGCTTTACCAGTATAGTACTCCCACCTCTCTCGGTAGGTACGTTTACAATCCAACTCACCTTGATCCCGAAGGGTGGTGAATGTGTTGTAAAGTCTTAAATATTTAGCATGTAATCTGGGGATCTCTAAACTGTCATGGTCTAATTTTTCATCGTTTAATTGTGAGTCTTTCTCCCACATGTCATTCAAAGTGTCTAGGTTCATACTTTCACGCCAGCCTTATCAGTGATTTCGTACAGTGTATACTTGAAGTTAACATTAGCAGTGAAGTAATTGATGTCAGTTGCTGATGCATCAAACTCCAGAGTGGTTAAACTTGTTGGAAATATATTGAAGAAGTTAATTGCAGATATTGTATTGTAGTTACTATTCAGAATCAATAAACGAGCATCACTCATTTGCTTCTCAAAATTATTTGGTCTACCCCTCTCGTCAACCTGATCGATATAATCAAAAAATTCTTGCTGGTGCTTGGGGTTAGTAAGACCCTTTAACCATTTATATATTTCATAATAATTATCAAGATCTTCATTAACTAAGAAACTTAGATTCAAATCTCCAAATGTCATCTTATCACCAGGAACTGTATAGTCTTTTACTGGTGTCTGTATATCCCTTACACCAATACTAACTTCAGGTATAGAAGCAGATTGACAAAAGTAATCTACATTAGGTGTCCTACCAATAACAAATTTAAAACCTACGGGAGATAGAAAGTTTTTATTAGCAGGAGAGAATAGGGATTGATCGTATGCCATTAGTTCACGCAGGTCTCCGTATTATTTAGAGACGTAAAAAAAGAGGGTCTTTCGACCCTCCCAAACATTAAGTTTTCAGTGCATAGTTTTAATCAAATACGTTTTTACAGATTGATTTACACGAGTTCGGCAAGTCTTCACATTCGATAAGGCATTCAAAATAATCATCGATCAAATTTATATCAGCGTCGTGTTCGCTTAAAGTTGTCATACTACTATCGATACGATTCCAACTGCCTAGTTGATTTTGTGAGACTATGTTGTGCATTGTGCACCTCCATTAAAATTGAACTTCATAATAAAACCGTTTGGTTTCATCTTGTTCTCCAATTCTACTATTATGTATGCAAATAAGGACCGTATTTACCGATACATTTTAATAAAAAGAAATGCCTACGAGTTTATACCTATCTCTTTTTAATCCATTCAGGTGGTTTCTCTCCTTCCAAATTAGAGTAGTCTTTACCCAACCAATTAGATCTCTCCATTGCGGGATGTAGTATATCCACAAAGTAATCTCTATGCTCTTGTGCTTGTTTAGCAGTCTTTGCCATACCAAAGTCAGTTGCTTCTATCAACCCTAGTCCTGCAACAGCAGCAGCGATCACAGCAGCGGCACCAGCAACCCACTTCTCAAGTTTACGTATTCTTCCCTTCAATCGTTCGTTCTCTTCTCCCATGAGGCGTTTGTTGTCCTCTTCAAGGTCATCTACCTTTGTCTCTAGAGACTTAATCCTTTCATTCTGTTCTCTCTGTAGAGCATGGTATTCATTGCTTGTACCATCCTGTGCCATAGTTCTATCCCTTTCTTTATATAGACAAAAAAAGAGACCCTTGTGGGGTCTCTTTGGAAGTATGTATATCCCGTGGATTACATGAGGTTTGCAACTTTAACTCTTCTGTAGTAAGCGTTAGCGTTGAGGTTACCAGCTGCCTGTGGATCTGAATCAGATAGAGCAGCAAGTCCCTTAGCAAATGGGTTAAGAACCATTCCGTAACGAGTCTTAAACCCGATACGTGGTTGGAATGAATCCTGACCAATCGCTCTGTACATCTGGAGAGGTACATAAGGACAGTAGAATAATCCAGCATCGTATGCATTGGATCCTTTATAACCTACAACGTAGTACTGATCAGAACTTACGTTTGCAGAATATGGGTCGATGTAGACCTTGTAACGTCCGTTGAGTGTTCCAACGAATGTGTTTCCAGTGTCATCAACTTCTCCAAGTCCACCAGTAGCACCAGTGATACCTGAATCGTAGTCAAGAGTTCCACTCATAGCAAGAGCAGATGCAACGTCAGCGGATGTTACGATGATGTTGCCCTTCCCGCGACGAGTTTCCTGCGCGATTGCGTTGGCATCTCTTTCGATCTGGAATAGAAGACCTTTGAATTTCTCAACAGACCATCTACCATTACTGTCAACGTCAAGGTCGAATACACCTTGGTTTGCTACGTTTGCCTGAGCACCTGGCTTAGCACCACGGTAAACAGTACGTACAACTTCAC